GGAGTAGCTAGAATCGCTAATGATTTAAAAAACGGGAAAACTCCAGCTCCATTAGAGCTTGGTAACTTATCGTCCAAAAGAGATTGGAGCGATGCAGAAGACTTTGTCGATGGCGTTTGGAAGATGCTAAATCAAGAAATTTATAGACAAGATTTGCAGCCAGAACTTTATCGAGAAGAGTCATACAGTAAAGATTTGATTTCTCCGTTGAAAGAATACGTTTTGTCTAGCAACGAAACTCATACCGTTAGAGAGTTTGTTCAATTAGCTTTTGCGGCGGCAAATGTAGAAGGAGATTGGTTTGGCAAAGAAGGCACTATTGGAGAAGCGCTTTATCATAGAGAATTGAAAATCCCACTCGTGATTGTTAATCCAAAGTTTTTTAGACCAGCAGAAGTTGAGCTTTTATTAGGAGATTCGACAAAAGCTAGAAGTGATTTAAATTGGATACCGAAAACAACTTTTTTCCAATTAACTAAAAAAATGGTTGACGGCGACATTAAATCATGTTCTTAGTTAGTTATGCCAGTACAATACTGTATCGACAACGAGCTTAATCCTAGCAGATTAAGAATCTTCAAAGACTTTAGCGGAATCAAGTTAGCTAGAAACGAAGCCACTTTTAGAATCAAGGACTGTCAACTTACTGCTCTTGACAAGAGTAGAGATTATTTAGATCCTTTTAGATATAAGTTTTTTGAGCTTTTCACGACTCAAGTATTAAATTACTATGGTCTTAAAGATTTAAACTTTGACTTTATGGTCAATTTTAATGACGAGACAGGCAACGAATACTTAGATGATCCAAGTAAGTTTGTTTTCGCTCGTTCAAAAAGTTCTCCGCATATTTGTGTTCCTGATTCTCATATAGGGAGAACGATTGATACCTGCTCTCGATTACCTGACTTAGATATTGAATGGCACGCAAAACAAGATAAGGCTTGTTTCTTTGGTTCGGATACCGGCTTGCTGCTTACGAAAGAGTTAACTCAAAGAGTGAGTCTTTGCCAAAGATACCTTAACAGTAAAGTCGTTGACGCAAAAATAACTAATTTCACAAAGACGCCCACAAACTCAGCTTATTCTAGTGATTTCGTAAGCATTGCTGATCAGCTCAAATATAAATTCATTTTAAATGTAAACGGAAACACAACGTCTTGGGAGCGTTTGATTTGGACTATGGCGTCTAACTCCTTGTCTATTTACGTTCGACCTCCAGTAGATCAAAACGACATATCTTGGTACTACCATATGTTTGATTTCGATCAAGCATTCGTTTATGTCGATGAAAATAATATAGAGTCGTGCGTAAAATTCTTGTTAGAGAATAAAGAAACTGCTGGATATTTAAAACAAAGACAAAAAGCTACCGCTGAAATTCTTGGTCGAGCAGAATTTCACGCTCAATATTACGCAGGAATCTTACAGCAATATAACAAACTTTACAATGAATAAAGAAAATAGCGTTCAACTTATTGGTATTTATGGCGACGATCAAGTTCACGCTTGCTCGGCTTGGACTTCTACGTCCAGAGAAATTGATGAAGACAAGAAGAAGAGAATTGGTCCACTATTAAAGATGCTCGCTGAAAATGGGCATCATACGCCTTTTGAAAAGTCGTCTCTTCATTTTTTGGTTACTACTGACGTAGCTAGCCATATTCATTTATTGAAGCACAGAATTGGCGTTTCAATCAACGGCGAGTCTGCCAGATACAAGGAGATGAAAGAAGATAACTTCTGCTTACCTTCTGATTGGCCCGAACATTGGAAAGAGATTCTTGAGAACTACACCAACAATGGTCTTAGACTCTATCATAACTGTTTAGAAGATTTGGTTAAAAATCATGGCTTTGATCGTAAGCGAGCGAAAGAGTCCGCTAGATTCTTTAGAACTTACAATACGCAAGTCACTGCTGATGTGATGTTTAATTGGAGATCATTCTACCATTTTCTTAATCTTCGCAATAAGCCAGACGCCCAAAAGGAAATCCGAGACATTGCTTCTGAAATGCTTTCTTTGGTAAAGTCTGGTGGTAAGTTCTCTTTGACCATAGAAGCTTTTGGCCTTTAAGGTGTAAAATATGATGTGCCGTCTGAACTAATCAGTCTATTAGGTGGATCTGTTGTTGGATTCATTTTTCGCTTTATGGCTGCAAAAGCCGAAGAGCAAAAGCTACGCTTTGATCGTATGATGAAAGCGATAGACAAAGCCGATGAATCTGCTGATAAAGCTGCTAAAAGAGATGGCGATGTAGGCAAGATGGTTAGACAGTTCATTGTTGTTTCTGTTATTTTCTCTATCGTCATATCTCCTTTCGTTATGGCTCTTTTAGGTATTCCTACTTATCTTCAAGTAGATTATCAAGACGGAGGAGACATCTTAGGTTTCGTCGCAGAGAAGACCAAGACCGCTTTCGTTGAGATTTCGGGCAATTTGATCACTACTGAGATACGTCAATGTTTAATTGCAATTACAGGCTTTTACTTTGGTTCTGCTGCGGCTTCAAATAAATCTTAAAAAAGTATTGACAGTCGGCAATAACTGCTTTCTTGTGCTCGTATGGAAGAGCCATTTCAACTAGAGATTCAGTCTCCAGAAGTCGTCAAGGTTCGTAAACCTAGAAAACCAAGGAAGCCTCGCGCCGAAAGACTTCCTCGTAAACTTAGAGTCAAGAAGCCAAAACGAGCAAAGAAAGCGTCTCGTCGCGTTATCGTTGCTAGATTTGTGAGTATGCCAAAGCGCACCACCGCTGAGTTTTGGAAGAAAGAGTTTACTATTCTCAGGCAGCTTGAGGAAAGATACGGCTTTAAATTCTTGTCGGAATATGTTCCTATCAAGAAGGTTGAGAGTCTCGCTTTTTATTATGCTGATTGGAAAGCGGCGGAACTTGAAATCAAGCGCAATGAGTTTTACTATCAGCCACAACCAACCCAAACAATCGTCTTGACAGACAAGGTTGGAGAAGATTTTAACATTAAACCTAAACCAACACTAAAGGAATTTTTATCATGAGCAAGAAAGAAAAAGTAAAAGAAGAAAAAGCAGAAGGAAACGTTTCGTCTAACTCTGTCCTCAAATCATTTTTGAACGACAAGAAGGAAGATCATTACAACTTTGAAGAGACTTTCACTTATAAAGTTTCTACTGGTTCTCTAAATCTAGATATGCAAACTAGCGGAGGCATTGGACCGGGTCTTCACAGGTTCGTTGGCTTCACCGAAGGCGGCAAAACATCTGCCGCTCTTGAAGTTATGCGTAACTTCTTGAATACAGTTCCAAATTCAAAAGGCTTTTTCATTAAAGCAGAAGGTCGCCTTTCTGATGAAATGCAAAAACGTTCTGGTGTTAAGTTTGTTTTTGACGCGGAATCTTGGGATGTCGGAACTTGTTTCGTATTTGAATGTAATATTTACGAGACAGCTGTAGATGCAATGCGCCAGTTGGTTCAGTTCAACGAGGACAAGGCTAAGTATATGTTCGTTCTTGATTCTGTTGATGGATTGATTTCCAAAGGAGATTTGAACAAAAATTTTGAAGACTCTAAGAAAGTCGCTGGCGGCGCTGTCATCGCGTCAGACTTTATGAAGCGTATGTCTATTGGCCTAACAAAACGCGGCCACATGGCAATTTTCGTATCTCAAGTAAGAAGCGATATTCAACTCGACCCATATAGCAAAGCTCCTATTCGCCAAACATCCGCTACTGGTGGTAATGCTCTGCTGCACTTCGCCAATTTCATTTTCGAGTTTGAGCCTCGTTTTGAAGGTGACGTTATTCTTAAAGACCCATCAATCAAGAAATCTGATCCAGTAAAGAATCCCATCATTGGACATTACTGCAAAATTTACATCAAGAAGAGTCCAAACGAAAAGAGCAAAAATCGTATCACTTATCCGATTAAGTACGGACGCACTAATGGGCGTTCTGTTTGGCTTGAAAAAGAAATCGTAGATATGTTGTTGACTTGGGAAATGGTAGAACGCTCTGGAGCTTGGTATTATATTTCCCAAGACTTAAAGGAAATCTGCTCTTCTAACAATATCGAGATTCCAGAAAAGTTCCAAGGCGAAAACGCGCTGTTCTCTTTCATCGAAGGTAATGAAAAATTAACTAAAATCCTCCACAAGCATTTTGTGGATATGATTTCTAGTGACCCTTCTAATGAAATTCAAAACACTTAATGGCAAAGAAAAATTAATTAAAAACTCTAAAAATTTCTTAATTAATTGGAGTGCCAAATCAAGAAGCAAAGTTCAATGGAGAGTAAAACAATTTTTATTCTCTTACTGGAAACACGATATTGTCTTTGAAGAGCTTCGTGTTGCTGGAACACGTTTGTCTTTGGACTTCTACAACGCG